TCGTCATCCGTGATGAGGTACGCCTCGATGACCACTGGCTTTTTTCTGAACATCGCCATGCTGTTTTCTCCTGTTGTTGGCACTGCAAATGCGCGCACGCGCGCGAAGGGTTGGGGGTCACAGCACTCGCGCTAAGCCGCGGCGAGCATTCTTATTCCAATCGGTGAACTTCTGCGACTGCGGGTCGAACCAGAGCTTGACGCGCCCTTCCCATTCGCCGTTACGGGACTTGTCGCAGATCAGCAGCGTGTCGGCCATGTCATCAGGGACGGTCTTGCCGGCGTCGACGTCACGCTCCTTGCGCTTGTTGCGGTAGACCAGCACCACGTTGTCAACCAAGTCGGCAATGGCACCAGATCCGCTGATGTCCATGCGCGTTGGCATTTTTTCATCGCCTTCACCCTTTTTCAGGTGGGCGACCAGGTGAATGTGAATGTTCAGGTCGCGCGCGGCGATGGTGAGTTGGTCGACAAAGTCCTTCTGTCCGTTGTAGTCATCCGTTCCCTTGACGCACTTCATGAGCGAGTCGACAGCGATGTGCTGGCAGCCAAGCTTCTCAGCGCAGTGCCGGATAACGGCCATCAGGCGCTTCGGATGCACAGACCCTTGCTGGTCGTACACCCACATAGTTTTTTCGGTCTTTCGGATGAAGCCACGGACTTGGTCATCGGTCGGATGCCGCAGGCCGGTTTGCTGCCGGATCATGCGCGAGATGGTTTTTCCCGGTTTCATTTCCAGGCTTGCAATCGCGGTCTTATGGCCATCCTGGGCGATGGTCGACAACACTTGGCCCTGCAACATCGACTTGCCTGAGCCGTTGAAGCCGGCCCACAACGTGACCTCGCCAGGCGCGAAGTACAGCCAGAAATTGGCAAATGGCATCTTCGGGTATTTCGGCGCGCTTCCCAGCACTTCCGGCGCCAACTCTGCAATGACCTCATCCTCGTACATCGCCACGCTGCGCACACGCTCCTGCGGCTCTGTCTCGGCCATGTAGCCCTCGAAGTCAATCTCGTCGTTTCTCAGAAGGTCCATGCTTCCCACTTTCCGTTTTTGAATTCCATCATCTCGTCGCCAGCGCAGGCAATCACGTGCTCGGCCTTTTCGGCTATCTGCTCCACTATCCGGCAGAAATCCTCAGTCATCGCTTGGCCATGCACATGCACACGGCAGTTCACCAGGAACCGGAAGTCATGCGCGCGGTGCATCTCACTCGCCGGCAGTTCCACAGTCGGCAACAGGCCGAACTGCATCCCGTTTTCCGGGTCGTCGTACTTGTTCGTGATCCGCAGATCGGCATACCCAACATTCACAAAAACAGCCTTCGGTATGAAGCCGGCCACTCGTTCTCGCAAGATTTGCCGGTCGCCGCGCATCAGGCGAACGGGTTAGACCCGCCTCCAGAGCTGCCCAGCTGGCCCACGTACTGCGCGAATTTGGTTGCACCGAAAAGCGTTTCCGGCCGCAAATATTTTTCCATCGTGGCATCGCCGAGCCATTCCCCGACCTTGGCATCGATAACGGCCTTGCATTCATCGACGCTCGACTCGCTGAGCCTGGCCGTGATAAGCCGGATGTTTGCCTCGACCGGCCTGTAAGAGCTTCCAGACTTTTCGTTGAGGTGGTTCAGGATTTCGATTGCGTCGGGGGAACCCGACAATGTCTTTACTTCCCTTCCCTTACCCTTCCCTTCCGGGGGTGAGGACTCGCCTAGCGCTAGTCGAGCCTGCGCTGGAATTTCATCAGGAAAGGGTGGATATTTGAGTGTTGGCTTGTCTATTTTCTGGTGGCTCCAGCCGGTAACATGCCAGAAAGCCTTATCCTGTGCGGTGTACAGAGCTATGAGACGATTCGACTCTAGCTCGTCGAGTAGTTCCTGAACGCTCGTCGATGTAATATCGTCTCCGGGGAAGATTTCGGCCTTGATGGTTTTTGAGCTGGCTGGATGGTTGCCACCGTCATCACAAAAATTCCAGATGCCGATAAACAGCAAACGAGCCATCGGCGAGCAATCCATTACCTGTTCATTTGCCCAGAACTCGGGCTTGATTGTGCGTATGCGAGCCATTACAAAGCCCCCATCGACATCAAGCCCAGAACGTCCACACACCATTCAATCGGCGAGCGGCGGTGCCCGGAGAATAATCCTGTCGTAGCTGGCACAGTGCGCTGCTTGACCGGCATGACTTCCTTTTTGCTTTCCAGCGGTGGCGCGATGATCTTCCGCGTTCGGTATTTCACATGCTCAGGTTCCGGCGGTTCGACCGCGGCGCCGACCAGAAAATAGATGTTGCGGGAATTGGAGCGATCGACGGCCAGCGCCTTCCCCTGCATTTTGAAAACTTGACCTTTGACCTGGTCGTAGGTGGCATTTGGCTGCATGGCATAGACGTTCTGCGTCAATTCCCGCAGCCCCAGCCCGTTTGGCGATACCAACAGGACGGATTTAATGGCGGCACGGATTTCACGCATTTCGCTGCGCTTTCCCAGTGGGGCTGTCATGGCTATTTCCTAGATTGGTTGACCATAGCCCAGAGCATCAGCCCGACGATGGCGATGATGACGAGCGGGAAGATGAGGCAGGCATCGTCGCTCATATCAACCTCGCGTGCGCCAGTTTCTCGGACATCTCAGCCTTGGCGCTGTCGATGTCATCCAGGGTCGCTACATAGGCGTCTACCCAGATAGCGCGGTGCTCAGTGCCGTACTGATGCGGGCAGTTGTCGTTGCGCCGCTCAGCGGCTTTGCGGGCGGCATTTTGAATGGCTACGCGTGAATAGATGTTCATGAAATCCCCTTAAATGTCGTTTTAGGTCGGCCTGACAGACAATTTAAATCTGAATGGTTATGATAAAACTTGAGGATCCGCCGGTTGTCGATAGCCTAGATCGACGCTGCGGCGATCTTCCTCCAAAGCTTCGATTGGATGTGCGCCAGCGAGATTCGTGACATGTTGCGGCTCTGAGATTTTGGGGCCATCTGCAGTAATTTCTGTAACGAATAAATCCGGCCTAGCAAGCTTTAGAAACATCAAGCGGGCTTTGGGAATACCGGTCGTCTTCCATTCAGTAACTGAAGGCGGCTTAACTTCGCAAAATATGGCAGTTGCGGAAGTTCCACCAAGAGCTTCAATGATTGAACAGGCTAAGGGGTCGAGATTTTTATCCATGCCTTACTTTAGCAATTCCTAAATCTAATGGCAAGGGTTATTTTAACTTTAAAAATATTTTAGATATTCCTAAATATTTTATTGACTTAATTTTTAGGTAGTACTAATATCTAGTCATCGGCTCAGCAAACAATCGCAGGGCCGAATCGAATACCCGCCGAGCAATGCGAGCTAAACGTGGTGACGACTGGAAGCACCACCTAACCGAGCGAGGCCGCTACCCAATGACCACCTAACGGGCGCCGCAATAGATCGGGAGCCGTCTGGGAGGCGGCAACTAATTTAACCAAGGAGCAACAAAATGGCCATATCGAAAATTGTCCGTCGTCCCGACTTCGCTGGCGGTGGCGTCACCCCGGAAGAAAAGATCAAACTCGACGAACACGCACAGTTGTGGATCGCTCGCGCCATGCGTACCGAACCTATCGACCCTGACAAGATTGTACCCGCCATCAAAAGCTTATACGCTGCAGCAAACTTGAAAGAACCGCGCGTTATTATCGTTCCAAGCCCTGCGGTTATGGCCTTCGCTTACGGTGCGGCTTCCTGGATTTTGCATTGTCGTAAGCAACAAGCTAAGAGCGCTGCGACCCGCGCTGCGACCCGCGCTGCGACCCGCGATGCGACCGACGCTGCGACCCGCGCTGCGACCCGCGATGCGACCTACGCTGCGACCTACGCTGCGACCGACGCTGCGACCTACGCTGCGACCTACGCTGCGACCCGCGCTGCGACCGACGCTGCGACCGACGCTGCGACCGACGCTGCGACCGGCGCTGCGACCCGCGCTGCGACCTACGCTGCGACCGATGCTGCGACCTACGCTGCGACCCGCGATGCGACCGATGCTGCGACCCGCGATGCGACCGACGCTGCGGCTGTATGTAAAGATTTAGCGGGTTTAGGCGGTTTAATGTGCGCTCAAAGGTGGTGGGGTAACTACCAAGGCGGAAATATGTGGGCGGCTTATGACAGTTATCTTTCCGCCGGCCGTGATATTTTAGGGCTTAAACTGCCTGTCCACGACAAGTATGCAGCTTGGGAGCAATGTGCAATTGAAGGCGGTTTCCGTGTCATGCACGAAGATTTCTGTATCGTCAGTGATTTCCCACGGGTTTTGAAAATGGATAACGAAAATCGCCCGCATTGCGAAAACGGTCCTTCTCATCGGTGGCGCGATGGGTGGAGCCTGTATTACTGGCACGGCGTAGCAATTCCGGGAGAATGGGTGAGCGGAAAGCCACCTTCTGCGAAAGAAGCGCTTACCTGGTCGAACATCGAACAACGCCGCGCAGCCTGCGAAATTGTCGGCTGGTCAAAAATCCTCAGTGAATTGAATGCTCGGGTTATTGACGAAGATGGTGACGAGGAAATCGGAACATTGCTCGAAGTCGACTTACCAGATTCTGGTCGCGAACGTTTCTTGCAAGTGAAATGCGGCACAGGGCGCCAATTTGCATTGCCAGTGCCGCCAGACATGAAATCAGCCATACAAGCGAATGCATGGACATATGGCCTTGATCCTAAAGATTTTTCCCCAGAAGTACGTACTTAACCTAGGAGTATCTGAAATGAAGATTTTTGAAAAACAAGCAGCACAAGGCGATCTATTTATCCGTCGTATCGAATCCATCCCGGCTAATGCTATAGCAGTTACAGCCGAAAAAGGGCAATTCGTGGTCGCCCACAGCGAAACGGGTCACAACCATATCATCGAAGCTCGGCCAAACGTGCAATTGCTGACTACAGGCGATCCGATGATTTCGTATCTGCGTGTCATCGAAGCCACCGACGCAACCGAGACTTTGCTGGAACATCTGCGCAGCCATGACACCCACGAAACAATCAAGATCACGCCAGGCAACTACGAAATTCGCCGGCAGCGCGAACATTCGCCAGAAGGCTGGCGCCGCGTTGAAGATTGATTTCTAAGACTGATTATCTCCTGCGTGTTCATAACGCAGGAGATATACCAAAAAGGAGATGTGATGAGTCATACACCGACACCGTGGAAAATCATCGGCCGTGAGGTAATGGAAGATGGCTCCGTCTATCCAGAGCACATTATCGGGGGATTCCATGAGTTCCAAATCTGTTTGATGGAGTCAATCAGCACTGCTGCTCTATCGGCAGAAAATCCCGATAAGTATCCAGCATTAGATGCTGCTTGCCGCGCCAACGCTGAATTCATCGTCCGCGCCGTCAACGCGCACGACGATCTGGTGGCAGCATTGGAAGCCATCGCCGAGGGTTGCTCATTCCCAGAGGACGCAGTGCAAGAAGCAGTTTGCAAGCGCGCCCGTGCAGCACTTGAAAAATTGGCGGCAGCATGAGCCGCGATGATGGAGGATCGGCGTTTCCAGCCGAAGAGAAGATCGAATATCCGTCGACTTCAGTGATCGAATATCACCAGGATATGTCGCTGCGCGATTACTTCGCGGCAAAGGCTCTAGCCGGGCAAATTCAATTTGAGGGAATGGAGGGTTCTACGCCGGACCACATTTCCGCCATGGCATATGAACTTGCCGACGCCATGCTGAAAGCGAGGAAATCATGAAAGTTAAAGACTTCCTGCAAGCCCTGGCCGTGGTCATCGTGATCGGCATGGCCCAAGCGGCATGCACCGACGCCGGCGACTACGCCGCGCCGACCAAGGCCGATATCGAGCGCGACATTCAGACGCAGCGCGCACATCTGTGCGAGGCCGACGGCTGGGCGAAGGACAACAAGATCGCCTATGAGCGCGCTTGCAAGGGCGAGCTGCGGAGGAAGTCGACATGAGCCGCATCCTGACCCCAGAGGCAGACGCTGACCGCGATGCTTTTATTCGCAAGTTTGGTGACGGCAACTGCTCTTGCCATATTTCGCCGCCGTGCGGATCCTGCGTCCATCCTGGCAACCCAAGCAATCAGGAAGAAGACGATTCCTGCTGGATAGACGTCCATGACCGCAGCAAATACATCGGCGGCAGCGATGCAGCTGCAATCCTCGGTGTCAGCCCTTGGACAACGCCGGTCGAGCTGTGGATGCAGAAGACAG